TAAACAATCTGATCCCTGCTTGTCGGTGAATATCGATGAAGGTGTTTGGAACTGTCATCATTGCGGATGGAAGGGATCGCTAAATGGATCGGCAGAACCTCCACCCACAAAACCTGATGCACCCCTAACTGACTTGCCCGAGAATGTCTTGAAATGGTTTAAAGAGCGAGGTATAAGTGAGGCAGTGGTTGGAGATGCGGAGATCGGGTATAAGGATCATTGGATTCAGTTCCCATTTATAAAGGGCGGTGAGGTGGTCAATGTCAAGTCAAGAACTGCTGACAAGAAATTCCGCCAAAGCAAGAATGCTGAAAAATGCTTTTATCGATTTGACCACATGGTTGGGATGGAGGCAATTATAATTACCGAGGGCGAATTAGATGCCCTATCTCTCGTTGAGGCTGGTTATAATAACGTTGTGAGTGTACCTGATGGTGCGATAGCCCCCAATTCAAATCCTTCTGATAAGAAATTCTCTTATTTACTATCTGCTGAAGAACACCTGATGAATGCCACGACGGTAATTCTCGCTATGGACGATGACCCTGCTGGTCATGCAATGAGAGATGAACTCTCTCGTAGGATTGGAAGGGAGAAGTGTTATCGGGTTATATATCCCACAGATTGTAAGGATATGAATGAAGTATTGATGAAATATGATGAAGATAAAATCACCGAATTAATCACAGATGCACATCCATATCCGATAGATGGAGTGGTAACTGTTGACGATGTACTCGAGGATGCGATTGATTTATTAAATAAGCCTGACCAAAAAGGTCTTTCCACGGGATGGGGGGCATTGGATGAATACTATAGAATCTCTCCTTCCGAGGTTACGGTGATTACAGGAGTTCCCAACATGGGTAAGTCAGAATGGATGGATGCTTTAATGATTAATATGATTCAGGATTATTCATGGAAGTTTGGTATCTTTTCTGCTGAAAATTTTCCCGTCAAACATCACCTATTAAAGTTGGTCGGCAAATTTACAGGACAACCATTTTGGGGAGATGAGAGGATTACCGAGGAAACAGCCCGAAATGCTATGAGCATTTTGAATGACCATATCAAGTTCATTGGGACACAGGAGGATTCTGTTACCGTTGAGTCTATATTGGAACAGGCAAGGTTACTCAATTATCGATATGGATTGAATGGACTTATAATTGATCCGTGGAATACTGTCGAGCATAAGTTTCGAGATGGAGAAAATGAAACAAACTATGTTTCTCGTGTGTTGGCTGGGTTAAACACTTTTGCCAAGATTCACGAGATTCATATATGGGTTGTCGCTCACCCAAGAAAAATGGAAAGCGACAATAACAGAAAACCTATCGTACCATCGCCGTATGATATTAGCGGAAGTGCGAACTGGTACAATAAATGCGATAACTGTATAACGGTTTATCGACATAGAAACGACGATGAAGATTATGTAGGGATTCATGTGCAGAAAATTCGCTTTCAATATAAAAACGGATATACTGGCATGGGTAAATTAAGTTATAACATAAGGAATGGAAAATATGGTGAATATTTCCCACAAAGCAAGGAAGTATTATTCTGATAAAATTAATTCTCTACCCCCTAATGCTGGGAAGAATCAGGATTATCATATCAGAAAAATGGCAGATAGACTTGCCGATGAATTTGATGAAATTTGGTTGAGATATGAAAAGGGTGAAGTCAGTTTTCAACAATGGAAGAAGTCTCTTAATAAATGGTTAAAAGCGGAGTTAATATGAAGTGTGAACATAATAATATTCATAAGCGTGGAATACGTGAGGGGAAACAAAGAACGAGATGTAGTGATTGCGGTAAATGGGAGTCATATTATGTTGCTCCAGAAGGTGCTAAAATACTCTTGTTTGATATTGAAACTACCCCGATGGAAGTATATGTATGGGGATTGTTTGGGAATAAGTATATAAACTACGGCAATGTTATTCGAGATTGGAATGTTTTATCTTGGTCTGCCAAATGGCTTTGTGATTCTAAAGTAATGTCTGATATACAAACACCAGAAGAAGCAATAGGACATGACGATAAAAGGGTATTAGGTGGAATATGGGACTTAATCGATAAGGCAGATGTGGTCATTGCTCACAATGGTGATAAGTTTGACCTGAAGAAACTCAATACCAGATTTCACATGAATGGTTATTTACCCCCTTCTCCATACCAGTCAATCGACACTTTAAAGGTTGTCAAGCGGAATTTTGCTTTCTCGTCCAATAGATTGGATTATTTAGGGCAAATTATGACGAACAAGGGGAAGATTGAAACCAATTTTCAATTATGGACTGATTGTATTAAGGGCGATAAAAGAGCCTTGAAAAAAATGCTCGAATATAATGAAGAAGATGTTAGACTACTTGAAGAAGTCTATATGGAATTAAGACCGTGGATAAAATCTCATCCGAATATGGGGCTGTATGAAGGCATTGAAACGTGTCCGTCGTGTGGATGTAGCGACCTTTACCCCAATGGTGGGTATTACACGACTACGGTTAATCGATACGAGTCGTACCGTTGTGGCGATTGCGGTGCATTATCAAGAAGGTTGAAAAGTGAACTGTCTCCTGAAGATAGGAAACAATTAATGCGACCATTACCAAGATAATGCTTGACTTTAACTATTATAAGTGGTATATTCAGACATGGATAAAATAACACTTGGGACACTTATCTTGGAATTTCCTGAAGAAATGACAAAAGAAGAAATTGATTGGATTACAGATCAGATGTGCAGATTCCTTGAAAGACATTCAGTAAAAGTGAGTAAAAAAGATGAATAGAATAATGATGCACGAACCTGTATGGAATGGTGGGGATAGTTACTTTATGGTGAGAACCGATAGGGTTACCGATCAACACGTTTTTATTGAATGTGATTATAAAGATAGGCATGGCGATAAAGCCTTCCCTTATGCTTTTTACACTAATGGGGATGAGATCAAAACCCAAAAGGTCTACCAAGAACGGTGGGGAAAGGCATATAGGCTGTATCTTGGCGATTTAGAGAGGGTGTATTTCTATTTCACGGTAGCTTGGGATGGATATGATGAAGAGAGCGAAGGTGAAATAACCCATAGCCGACCTTCTTTCAAAGATATGGTTGAATCAATCGAGTATTATCTTGATAAATATAAAGATCGAGATGCTCACCTCGAATGTTGTTCAATGGAAACATCTGCAAAAACTCACATTGTGAATCTGATAGATCATGTATTTTTACCAAGAGTATAAACAGGCACGAATCGATGAAAATATTGCCAAATATGGTTCAAAGGATGAGGCTATTTTCAAGATGGATGCCGAAGTTAAAAAGCTCAAGGCAATTATAAAGATATTGAAGGATACAATTAAGAGAAAACTATGATTGATTATGACAAATTATGCGATGTTGAAGTGGACGATATAAACTTACTGGATTATCCTGACTTCGTGGATGCCTATATTTGCTATGCAAGGTATCCAGATCGGGATTTAACTGATGCAGAATTAGATGAATTGAATGAAGATTCTGATTATATCCATGAAAAGGTATTGGAGGAAATATTTTGAAATCAATTTTAATTAAATACTTTGAAGCAACGAACAAACATTTCGAGACATTGATTGCTTTCCTTTTTTTAATGGGAGTAATGTATTTCGGAATTAGAATCTTAATCTACATAGGAGAATACGCATGGAACGTGCTACATTAAAGATAAAAGCCAATACGGACAATGTGGTCAAGTTTCTATATGATACCCCTATTGAAGGTACGAACAGCTATGGTGTATACCATTTGTATGCCTTCGATATGGACGGTACAGAAACTGGACTGTTTGCGACAGATGCCTTGCATGAGAAGTTGAAAAACTTCACTATAGGCGACTCTGTCAATATCCGCAAAGAGGAATATGAACCCAATAAGTTTGGATGGAATGTCATCCCCGAAGAAGGTACTCCTGCAAGGAATACTGGAACGCCAAGCAATATTAACGGTTCATATAAATCCACCCCTTCCGCAACCACCCAAGAAAGAACGAAAGACATCCATCGACAGGTATGTCTTAAACTGGCAGTACAATCGATGGGAACACCAGAAACGCTTGATCTTGCGATTGTTAAACAAAGGATGGAAGGATTGTTAGATGTCTTGGATGGTAAAGAAACGGATAGCCTCCCGTTTTGAAAAAAAACCTGATTAAAAAGCTCGACAAGGCGTGGAGCGATAAAGTCCGTGAATATGGGATGTGCGAAAAATGCCATAAACCCACCCGATTAAACGCTCATCATTTTTATTCACGGGCGATCAGGTCAGTAAGATGGGATATTGATAATGGATTCTGTCTCTGTGTTGGGTGTCATGTGTTTTCATCCAAGTTCTCCGCCCATAAAACACCTGCGGAATTTGTAGAATGGGCGATTGAAAAACGAGGCGAAGAATGGTATGAATCAGTTAGGGCAAGAAAAAATTCTGTAATTAAATACTTTGATGCAGATGTTAAAGATTTAATAATTAAAATAAATGAAAAAAAGTATTGACTTTTATTATTATTATGCTTATTATTCACCAACGATAAGGAGTTAAATATGTTACCGTGGGAATCAAAAGAGTTAAATACACTAAAGAATATGAGGCATCAATTAACCTCAATCTGGAATCACACTGAACTCGAAATGGATGACGTGTCAAGGTTTGAGATTATAGCGGAATTATCAAAAGCATCTTCCGTTGTAAGTAATCTACTTGGGGTCATGGATAAAGAGTTAGACAGATTAATAGAAAGGGATGCACAGGTTATTAAAAAAGTGTGTTCACATTGCCAATCGGAAAAGATTACAATTTGTGAATCATGTTTGGATGAAATGGCAAATGACTCTTAAAGAAAGAACCGAACTTGCAGACCATTCAGGAAGATGGACAAGGCTACGTTATAAAACCTCTGAAAATTACGGGGGAATGACTAAAGCTAAAATAGCCACTTACCGATATGTGCTTGGTGAGGACTGGGTGTTTTTGCAAAAAGGTAATCCACCAGAGGATATGCGTGTTCGAGTATTGTCCATTAAAAGATAAGATTTGTGCAATGTGTGCTATGGATAAAAACACCCTATACTGTGGTCAAGCAAAGCCTGATAATTTGATACAAAATTTAAAAAAATGCCCCATCAAAGTGAAATCTCGGGTTGGACGACGAGTGATAAAAAACAGGCGTGGGGCAAAACTTTAATGCCTAACAGTAAAGCTAAAGACCGTAAGCGTAACAAACTGCTGAAATTTATGTATGAATAAAAGGAACGGAAATGAAGCAATTTAACTTGTTTAAGAAAGGTGTTGATAAAAATCAAAATGGGGAAAAATATTCAACCAAGATTGAAGCACCTGTTTATGAGCCTAAAAATAAAAAACCTCATATTTTAGAGCTATGCAATAAAGAAAAAACTCATAGATTATTAAGAAAGATTGATTCTTCTAATTTATCTATAGAAGAAAAAACTTTTTTAATGGATGCGGCAAGAAGGCATAATGTATTTAATTACGAAAAGATTGCAGATTATTATGCCCATTCGAGCAAAGAAATGCAAGACCTTATGGAAGAATCAGCTTTGGTTATAATTGATTTTGAAAAGGCTATCCAGCTTGGATATGTGAAATTATGCAAGGAAGTTAGAGAGCAATATTTACAAGAGTATCCAGATGAAGAATAAAGATTTCGCAGTTTTTATTATGGTTTACGGTAGACCCGACAAAAACGTGACCTATAACACACTTAAGAGGTGTGGTTATACTGGAAAAATTTTTCTTCTTGGAGATAATACTGATTCAAAAATAGAATCATATAAAAGAAAATATAGTGATGAGTTATTGGTGTTCGATAAAAAGGAAGTATCTAAGAAATACGATGCTGGAGATAATAGTGGAGATTTGAGAAGTACGATGTTTGCGGCAAACATCGTATTTGACCTTGCGAGAGAAAATGGTATAAAATATTTTTGTTTAATGTGTGATGATTATAGTCAGTTTAAATTTAGATTTGAAAATAAACCTGGCTTTAGGGCTGAAACTAAAAACATTGATAATGTTTTTGATTCATTTATAAAATTTTATAAAAATACAAGTATTAAATCTATTGCATTTTCGCAAGGAGGCGACCATATAGGCGGGTTTACTAATACTAAATTAAGAAGAAAGGCTATGAATACTTTTTTTTGTTCAATAGATAGACCGTTTGAATTTATAGGTAGATTAAATGAAGATGTGACATCTTATGTAAACTTAGGGAGTAAGGGGTATGTCTTTTTTACTTTTACTTCAATTCAAATAGACCAAGAATATACCCAAAAGAAATCAGGTGGCTTGACTGAAATATATAAAGATAATGGGACTTACGTTAAATCATTCTTTCCAGTAATGTATAATCCATCATCGGTAAAAGTATCAATGATAAACACAAAAAATCCAAGATTGCACCATTCAATAAAATGGATAAATACAACGCCTATGATAATAAATGAGGATTATAAAAAAAGAATTAAAAATGCCCAATAGTAAAGCCAAAGATCGCAAGAGAAAACGCAGGAAATTAAACGAAATTTTAAAGCGAGAAGGAAGAACAGCTAATCAAGTAAGAAGGAGACGGGAAAGAGAGAAGGATAATGCAAACAGATAGAGAAATCAAAATAAAAGAAATTAAGATATATTTTAAAGAACGATACGGAGACCTAATAGATAATATGGGTAATAACGATATTGCGTTCTTATGGGAATTATTAAACGGCAGATCAGGTATGGGAAGCGATGAAAGTAAGTGATTTTATAAAATGGGCAGAGTCTATGCAAAAGGAAGAAAATCGCATTATGCTGTCCAAAGGTAAGGAATATACAGTTAGTGATGAGGATAAGTTCAAGAATTTCAAGAGTATAGCGGAGAGGCTTCACCTAACACCCGAACAGGTTGCCTTAACTTATTTACTGAAACACATGGATTCCATAAGAAATTATGTACTATCGGGAGTAGAGGCGAGTGATGAACCCATTATGGGTAGGATACAGGATGCCAGAAACTATTTATTACTACTCGGAGGTATAATTGGTGAACAAATGGACGGAAGATGACTCTATACAATGGGTGATTGATGCCTTAAATAATAGAAACGTGGAGAAAAGACTGCGTGAAAACCATAAATACGATGAAGTCAGGGCAGATCAAGACATAAGATGGTGTCCTACCTGTGAATGTAAATGGGAAATATTTGAGGGGAGGCTGTGGATATCAGGTGATAAAAAACTATGGGAGGAGGAATATTGCCCAGATTGCCGTGTAAAGTAGAGAATGGTGAATTAATCCTACCCGATTTCAATGTGGAAGATGGGGAATATTACTTTGAGCTAAAACCGACTGGGGTGAGATCGGCACAACAGAATAATTATTATTGGAAGATTGTTGATTTACTTGCGGAAGAACTCGGCTATACCAATCGAGAGATGCACATTACTATTAAAAACCACTTTAATATAGAATCAACCAAGATTCTTGAGAAAAAAGAATTTGGGGATTTTATAGAAAGATTGATCAGATGGTCAGCAATAGAATTAAACGTTGTAATCCCTGACCCAGAATAGCGTTATTTGGCGATATTTGGGGTCATAGAGCCATTAAAATGAATTATTGATACCTTCCTATGCTAATTGCTCACGGAGCGTCATAGAGGTCGAATAAACGCTTGGTGCGACTTCAGTAAACTCTAAAGGTTTTGTCATTCTAACATAATGCTTTGTGGTTTCATCATCATAGATGAACTTTTTATGGTCTTGAACACTACTATTTAAGCCTTCTAAAGATGTTTTCTGACTACTCGATAGGTATGCCCAATTCCATGACCACGTTGTTTTAGGTGCGTGTCTCTTATTAGCGTATTCCTGACCACCATAAGAGGTCATTATATCTGTACCAAATTCTTCACCTATTTTATTGTTTAATTCAGGGTTCACATCGAAGTCATATTTTTTACCTATTATAATTTCGGCAGGATTAATATCCCCAGCAGCCCGAACAAACCAATATTGTTTAGTCGCCTCTGTGAAAGTGCGAACAGTCCACCCTGCTGTAAATTCAGCACTCATTGTAGGAGTTGTTGTAATAGGCATCGTTGTATCATAACCCATAGCTGTTGAACTTGAACCGTAATATAGTTCCATATTAGTACCATCCGAAGATAACATATACACAGCAATAACATCACAAGCATAAGAAGCACCGAGGTCAAACCTTAATACATCATTAGACCCAAATCCG